GAAACCTGCGGGCTTTGAAATTTGTTTTCACATCAAAAAATCACAATGTGGACACCACACTTCATCGTTAGTATCTTTGACCAAAGTCTCTTTTTGAAATCCGCATTTACCACAAATATGATCAACGAGTGGCATTACTTACACTCACACCCTAAACATTGAACGATCCAGGTCTCGTGTTTGATATGATCATTTGTTCCAGACGCATTAGCGAAGGTTGCACCGTCAATAATGAATGAATTGTGTGATACATCTCTAAGCACGAAAGATCTAAGTTGAAATCTTATGTGTTCATCTGTATGAAATACTAATTCGTCACCAATTCTTGTCAATTCTCCGGTGTGAGAATCACCAGTCAAAAATATAATTTTTACTCTCATTTATAATTTCCTTAAGTTGTTTGAACCAATTGCGTCTTTGTTCAATGAATACTTGACAAGGTCCAAATTCCTGAGCAATTAGGATTACCAATTTATTTATGTCCAATCCATATCGTTCATTCACCATAATAGAATATATGGAGGTTTGAATGAAATAGTTATCAATATCCTCCTTTGATTTCAATTTTGTCGTTGTTTTGAAATCTATTATAGCTGGTGTTCCCTCATATGATGCTACACAATCTACTGTTCCTGCCATTTTCAATGAATGACTATACAATGGAGATTCAAGCAATCTAATATCAGATATATTGTGAAGAACAGAAACAATACTTTTCATCAATGAAATATCAAGCAATCTTGTTTTTTCAATATGAACTGTATGATTCAGAAGATAATTTTCAACATTGTGGTGTAAATTCGTTCCTCTAGTGGATGCACGATTTCCTATTCGTTTTACTTCTGTTTCACCGACTGAATCTTTCCATTCTTGCAATTCGTGGTTTGTACGCTTTCCTAAAATTGTGGTGACAGATGGATATTTGAATTTATTTTCAATTAGATAATATCTTCCTTTATCAGTATTTACCTGTTCAATATCACAGTCTAATAACCAATCGTGAGTGTATTTCCCATTCGCATCAAATTGACAGTACTTTCTTTCCGAGCTCATAATATCGTTTTCGTTCCTCTAATCCAAGCATACCAGATCCATTGATTATCCTAGTGCACTTTTCTATATTATCATCATCTGCATATTTCATCAAATTATTTTTTTGCCAAAACCATATTGCGGATAGAACTGCGAATGATGGAGTTTCTAAAATTTCAGGATGACTCATAATATCTTGGTCTTTTATCCAATCTGCAAATGATTGATAATTAGCACGACCGGTGCACTGTATCAAGCCACGACCCAAAAACTTTTTACCATCGCCAGGATGAATGTTACCGAGTCCTCTATGATTTTCATATTTTACTTGCCAAATCGTCGGTCCCCAAATTTCTCGTAAAAATTTATATCCACCAGTTTCGTGAAGCGTCTGAGCGATAAACATCGCTTGACGATTTACCGTATTGAACTCATATTGTATAAAATATTCATTCAATATCGGCACGAACATCTCAGCATTTTTCACTGATGGGCAAATTTGTTTGAGCTCTTCTAGTTTCACCCGATTGACTCCACAACTTGTATCAGTTCTTTTACAAATCCAGATCGTACAATATCGCGCGGCGTAAAATGGACAATATCAAACCACTCTGGCATTCTATTTGATACATTGATCATCCAGTCAAAACAGGATTTTTCTCTTTTACGCTGTAAATCACACTGTTTAGTATCACCACATAAAATAATTTGTGTATTTTTTCCAGCTCTAGTTAGTACAGAATACAATTCATCTGTATCAAGATTCTGAAACTCGTCGACAATCAATACACAATTTTCTAATGTTATGCCTCTAACATATGATGTGGTAATAAATTCAAGCATTCCCTTTTTAGTCAAAATGTCATACGCTGTTCCATTATGACACATTTGATTGATAATTTGTCTATATGGTATTGTATATGGTAAACTCTTGTCGTCGAGTGATCCTGGTAAAAATCCTTGTGATCGAGTTTCTACCGCTGATCGTACTATGACGATCTTTTCTATCTTCTTTTCAAACAGATTGCTTAATGCTAGAGAACAAGCAATCCACGATTTTCCTGTTCCCGCTGAACCATGTGCGACAATATTTGATCCCTCTTTGAATGCGAATATCATTTGACGCTGAGATTCAGTCAACGGCTTCAGTGGAATGTGGATTGATAAGTGGTCCTTATTTTGTTGTCTTGGTTGACGGACTTTTGGTTTTTGTTCTCTAGTTGGCTTCTGTTGAGTCATTTATCATCCTTGTTAGTTGACTAAAAAGAAAAGGCAACGACTTTTCAATCGTTGCCTCTGGAAACTGTTATGAAAAATTTAGAATCAAATCACATCCTCGTCAAATTGCTACTATCATTTATCTTTGAACCCGCAGTTTTTTCATGGATTTTCGCCAATACTTCCTTTATTCCACCGTCTGGTCTAGTGAACCCCAATCGTACTGGATCACCCATATTTGGAGCAGCAAGCATAACCCGTTCAATGGTATTTATTGATTTACAATTATCACATTCTTTAGTCAATGGAAGATCCATTTCAGCTATTTTTAGAATTCTATCAAAATAGGTGTCACATTTATTACAACGATATGAATAAGTAGGCATTATTTGTTTATCCCTTCAGTTTGAATTATAGTGTCTATTTCGTTCATCACTCGCATAGGTAGGCGAAAAAGATTCACAATGACATTGATGCTAAATCCGATTAGATGTACTGGAAACGCTATCATCCAAACTATCCATCTGGCTACATATGTATCAATTTGAAATGTGTTTTTTCTCTCCAAGACTCAAATACCTCTTTTGCTATTGATTCAGATTTAGTGGAAAATACAACTTCATTTGTGAGCGTGTTTATTATCACAAATTTGTTTTTGAATACACTTTTCAACATTGATGCCAACCTTTCTGAGGAATTTGATTCCGTCTGTTGATCTGTAATCATCAATATAATATATTGCTTTCACACCAGCTTCATAAATTTGTTGACTACAACTAAAACACGGAGAATGAGTCAGAAACATCACTCCATTTTTAGTCGATACACCCTGACGCATCAACTTCGAAAATAAATTTTTCTCGGCGTGAGTGACCTCAGGTTTTGTCACTAATTTATAGTATTGTTGATTTTGTTCATCCCACAATTCTTCACCTGTCAATACGGAATTCACATAAACAGTATCTTCGCAACAATTGTCCCAACCAGATGGTGTTCCATTGTAGCCGATAGATATCACACCATTTTCTGTGACGAAAACAGCGCCAACTTTCAACCGTTTAGCGTATGATTGCTTGCTTACTCGAATTGCTAAATCTAGGTAAAGATCAATGTCTTTCTGTTTCATTCGACGCTGTAAGATGGAAATACTGTTTTTACAAGTTCTCTAGTGACATTTGGATACAATTCATTCAGTGCTTTATCTTTACAAGCGACAATGACATCTGCATCTTTAGCTGGAACCATTTCTAACACTTGAATCAATGTCCGTTCCTTAATCATCTTCTTGATATTTGATCCAATAAGACAAGCCTTCAATCGTTGAATTTGGCCGGCAGTGGGTGACATCATATCTGGATGAGTTTGTTCATCTCGATTATATGGCGGTGGTCCAGCTGGTAGATCAAATACAATATTTTTGTTGAAGTTTAGCTGTAACAGCATATTCAACGGTGGTCTTTCGCCCCATTTTTTCAGCAGTTCAACTCGTTTCAAATCCGATTCTGCATCGTTGATCAATTGAAGATACTCATATGCGTGTTTAGCATTACCTTCGTTTAGTTTACTATGTTCAATTGCCATATTAGTGTTTCTCCAATTCAAGTTATCAATAAATAACAATAATGCTGTAGTCGGATGCGTCAAAAATAATTTCATTCATCAGAAGTTGTTCAATTCAGCAAATAAAAGTTTCATCTTGTTTTTAGTGAAAAAAGACATCAATTTCATCTTGTTTCCTTTACCATCATAATTTATATATGATTGGATAATTTTCGTCTCAAGATCTTCAGGAATATAATCAAAATCAATCAATGTCCGGTTGCGAATATAGTTCCGTTTGATTTCTTCCGTCTGACAGCCATCAATTCCCAGTTTGATGAAACTGTCTAATACGGCAGCCTTCATTGGTTTTTGTCGAGTACTATCATTGTTAGTTCTATCAATCGCCCATTGGTCTGAAGTGAGTACATTTGGAACATTATCTCCAGCATCACCAGTCACAATATGCTCGATGATATATTGATTCACTCGCACTTTTGGTTTTACAAGTTTTTTCTGTAATGGTGACCATTGCGAGATGTTCTTATATTTTTGAAGTTGAACATAATCACCATCACTAGAAATGATGATTGTTGGTTGTGGTTCAGCATCAAACAGACCATCTTGGATCAATTCTTCAATTTGAGTGTATTTTGCTAATGTTGCGATTATATCGTCTGCTTCAGCACCCTCAATTTCAAGAATTTTGTATGGGAAATTATCATACAAATCCTGTTTGATCTCAGTTATCGCCTCAAAGATAGCATTCCAATCTAAATCAGATGAATCTCTTGAGTGTTTTCTATGACCTTTGTATGCTGGGAAATAGTCGCGGCGCCAATACTTCTTTGAGTCACAAGCTAAAACTAATTTGCCGTATTTCTTTTCATATTGCTTTTTATAAGAGAGCAACGAAGAAAATGCTGAGTGTTTTATCAGATTTTTATCTGCTAATTTATGTATTGCACAATTAGCAATAATGGTCTGAGACAAATCGACTAATATCACAACTTATTCCTTATCATCGTAATCGCGGCGTTTCATTGAGATTTCTTCAATTTTTTCACGAGCGATTCGCATATATTCATCAGCAAAATCAAACGCCTTTGATAATTGACTCTGATGGTTGATATTCATTACACGAATTGCAGTGATAGCGGCATCGTGCCACATATCTTTTTCGCGTTCGTCGCTGATCAATTTTTTAGGTCTACCAACTGGACGTTTTGTTTCGTCCTTGAATCGTTCAGCAAGCAATGCTGCGGTTTCTTCACCTCGTTTGTCGTCGGGGTCAACTACAAATTTTTCTTTTTCAGCCATTATACATCTCCTTATCAAAAAACTGCAAGAATTACAATATTTTCATTTGTTCTACCATTACATTTAGCTACCATTGAGTTGATTCCATTGTATAACTCAGCGAATGGTCGTTTCGTCAATTTAGTGTATCCATTCAGAATTTCTGGTTTCCTTACAATTTTACTACCAGACTTTTCAGGATCAAAGTTCATTATTCGAGTACCTTTTACACTTAGATCATAACCATCTTGTGATACATATCGGATCAATCTTCGTTTTGCAGTATCATACAGCCACGCTTCTGATGAATGGACGATTTTTTCTGGAAATACAGATTTCATCGCCAAATCTACATATTCACGCATCCATTTCATATTAGCAACTAATTTCGACGGCGGTTGTTCCTTGCGTTTTCTTGGTGCTTTAGTCGTCCTAGCAATTTGTGCTAATGTATTACAATCGTTGACCACTGTTTCGAGAAACGAAACGATTTTTGTCACCAATCGCTTTCCACCATAAGCGTCAAGCAATTCTTTGTCGTCACCAATTGAGTTGTATTCACTGAGTTTTGTTTTGAACCAATCGCCAATGCGTTTCGCAACTGGTGCTTTCACCTGACATCCAATCAAGTACGATTTGACATCAAATGATGGTCCTTTAGTGATCAAACTATCAAGTGCACCTTCAATTTCACCGATATGTAACGATGCAGCATCATTCATATAATCTTGAATAGATTTTTTTGGCTCTGTTTTATCTGGTTGGGTTTGTATTTCTACTTTCTCCTGTTCAACCATAGACAATAGTTGAGTGTAAGCAGAATCTAATTTGATCAAATCGGACTCATGGATTGGAACATCCATTGATACCATATGGGCCACCGCACCTACAGTATGAAACCACGCGTCAGACAATGAATCTAATTTTTTGACATCGTGATTTTGTGTTTTCCAATAACCATAAGCCCAAGAACGCTTCAATTTGTTGTCATCAATTTCATTGTAATAATTGAGTGATTGAAGCATGGACAATTGGTAATCCATGACATTGAAATTGGGAGGATGAATAGCTGATTTTGCTCGAACTATAGCCCGCCCCTTTGCTTTCATTTTCTTAGAAACCATAAT